CATATTTTTGTATTTTTCGGCCCCGTGCTTTTTATCAGCCGGGGCCACAGTCAGCCCGATATGTCACACAACTTATGAACAAATTTCTTAAGGTCAACGATATCCCAGTCATCAGTTATTGCAGATTCAAGAGACATCGGCTCGCCTTTTTCATTGGTACAGTATTTTGACAGATAATAATTAATCTTTTCACGGTTTTCTTTGGCCGCAAGGTTAAAAATCTGGGCTTCAATTATAACCTTGTCATCAATAAATTTTAGAGCATCGCCAATCTTCATCGGCTTAATATGGTATTTTTTATTTTGCGCAATAAAAAGCTCCGGCTCGCCTGCCATTACTGAAAACGGAACCGGAGTTCTTGCCTCCTTGCTGCTCATATAGCAACCCTCCTATTTATTTAAGATTAAAGAGGAATTTCTGTCTTTCTGTTGACAACAACCTGGCTGCCAATAGGCTCAATAGCAGTAAAGTTGAGTGTAGTTGGTGTGTGCTGTCTTGCATGATTCTCGTCAATGTCGCCTGTCAACTGTGCCCTACTGATTATTGAGTTATTTTTATAACGCTTTGTCTTATCTCTTGACAGTGTTTCGTAGATAATTTCAATCTGCACGACAGGGTTAACTGCATTTTTATCAATGCCATATTCCTCAACTTCTGTAGCTTCAAACACATATTCAAGGGTAATCGGTTTTCCTGCATCTTCTTCACTGAATGCTATCTTATCTTTTTCATTACCTGTCCCTGGAATAACGACATATTCCATAGACTCTAATTCTTCTGGTGATGATCCCTTATTAAAGGGTGTGCTCTCGCTATCAAGGATAGTAGGCTCACCGACTATCTTGCCTAATGCCTCAATTTCGTAAGGAGCAACCGTCGGAATATTTGTTTGAACAAGTTCTTTAATAGTTCCAGAACCCTTCTTTATTGGAGCGTTCTGTAAGAATGCAAGCGTTTCGCTGTTCAGAGTAGTAAATGTTATACCTATTTGGTAAGCGACGCCAAGTTCATAGACACCTGCGGCGTAATTACTGTTTCCGTTAGCAAGTTCGTAAGTATTGAGTGTTTTTTTCTTCGTAATACCTTCTACTGTTTCAGTACATATTCTTTTATCCTTTGGGTTGGTAGATAAAGCACCAGTTTTGGGGTCATACTTTATGAATGTGACCATACCAGCATTAATATGCAAATAATCTTTTCCCATAATCATCATCCTTTCTTAAGATTTTTATAATGGCTCATAAAAATTAAACCGAACTCCATAGCAATAAAAACCTTGTGCTGTTGGTAGCTCACCTAAATGACCTGCGATTTTTAAGATACGTCCATTTAGCCTTTTTCTATCTAACAAATAAATAACTCTACTGATAATTTGTCTTGCTTTGTAATCCTCTGTTATAGGTACATGACAATCAATCTGAATGACTTCTTCAAAAAGATCGCTATTTCGTGTTTGTCGTGATGGTATAAAGAATATGCATAGCCGTTTCTTCGCATCTGTAAGATCATCATATTGGCTTCGCTTAATAATCTGCTTTGCTTTTTCAAGAGGTGTTGCACTGGATAAACCCATTAAACTAAGCAATGCAGAATCATTAAGGAATACATTCTGAACGGCCGTTAAATCTTTTTCCGGATCAAACAAAAGCATCACCTACCTTTGATCCGTTTTGAGGTACTTGCCATATGGGAAAGCTTCCAACGTCTGCTTGACAACCCTTTGCATTCTGCCGTTAGCCATCCAGCGTGCAGCGGTACGGATTGCATGGGAGGGAGGTTGAGGCTTAACAACTCCTGCCGCTTCAAGGTCAACACCGCCTTTGCCTTTACCGTTAACAGGTCTTCCAAATATATCTACCTGTCCAGGCTGATTAGGTCTTGACCGTATCTTATAGCCATGCCTTGCAGGGTTCCACGCTGGACTATTGATATAGTCCCTTAACGCCGGATTGGTTCGATCCATCCATGAGCCGGTTCCCCATTCATCCATAGCAGCCCAAGCACCGCCGGAAATAGCGGCAGTTATTACATCCGCAATGTCTGTTATATCCTCGTCCTTTAGGCTTTCAGCGCCTTCCCGGGTAAGCATAAGCTGTGCTGCTTCGTTGTGTAGTTCTTTTTGAAGCTGCTTCATAGACTTAATCAGCTCACGGCGTAAGGCATTAATCATTGCTTGTGTATCAAACTTTATCCCATCTGCATCATCCACCTGAGTTTTTCATTACCGTACCGCATAAACTTTTCGCGTTTTTTGTCCCAATTACGCTTATACTCAGGAGCGTCATAAGGTGGGGTAGAAGTGCGGCTTTTCATTGCTATGCAAAGAATACCGGCAAGAATATAAATGGCCGCTTCTTGAAGATGTTTATAGCTTTTTTCATCTTTGATTTTTCCTAAGAGTGTTAATTTCTCAACGACCGGGGCAATTATAGTTTTCATGCCACCTATATTTATATCTGCATCGATTATTGAATCTGGCAACAGGTCATCATCTGCACCAAGCATATTTCTTATTCTGCCTGTATAATTTTTACCAAGAAATTCTTCATACTTTCCCATAAGGTTTGCCTCCTTAAAACTTAATCCCCTCTAACATCAAGCCCAAGCTGGATTCTTGCCACACCTGTTAGTGAAAGAGGGTCAATACTTTCAATCTGATAATTGTTGCCATCCAAAACTATCCTGTCAAGTAGTTTTGCATTAATCCATTTCGGCGCCTGAATAACATATCTTGTCTGGTCAAGCAATCCCGGGTCCTCTTGCCGCAATTTCGCTGTCACAACCATACCAAAAACCGGAACGTTGGTATTAATGTCATTCCATCCCTTAACGATGTTGTTGTTCTCGTCAAGGTATTCCTCATATCTTTTCTGGGTTACAACAGCATTGGTCTTTGCGGCAAAAAAGGCATATTCGCCAGATGCCGGATCAGGATCGGCTGTTTGGACAAGATATTTGACACCATTAATGTTTATGACTTCGCCGCTTTGCAGGTTACTTTCAGCAAGGATCAAACCTTCCCAAAACGCTTCACGGGCACCGGGAGAGCTATTCGATCTTGTTGAGCGCTTAATAGATACTTTTGTTTCAACGGGTATGTCCCTTTCAATAATAGCGGTTTGACCTCTGGCTCTTAAAAATTTATCTGCGTATGCCAATTTAATCACCGCCTTATGTTACTGTGAAATGCGGAATATCCAGGATTGACACCGTTGAAATCATGCCAATGTATCTATTACGCTCCGCTTCAAGATCAGCTTTTGTCTTGTTCCAGTCCGTATAAATCGAATGGGATTCATGAGGGCCAGTTTCCTTATTTGGTAATCTTGCCGGCATACTCAAACATAATAATGCAGCGCATTCACAAACAACAGCAGCCTCAAGAAACACTTTGTCGTCACCCGTAAGATTCTCATACCCGGGAACCATTTTAATTATAGTGGCTTCGGCTATGTCAATTACATCTGACTGTCGAATATCTTCATCTGGAAGGTAAGCATCGGGTACACCCAGCTTTGAGCGTACCCGTTTTTCCCAACCTTCACTGGTTAGTATTTTGTTAGGCATAAGGGGTCACCCCCTTAGTCGAGAACAAGGATTTTAGCGCTGTCTTTGAAAATCTTGCGGAATCCACTGGTTTCGGAAATTGTGACCGCTTTTGTCTGATTGATTACATTGATGTCAGCTTCCTGAATTGTGGAGCCTAATTCGTAGACTTCCTCAATACAGGTTGCCTTGTTGATACCGTAAATGGCTTCTTTACCGTTAATTTTCTCAATGTCAGGGCTATAAAGCAGTGTGAAATTTGTTACCAAGTTCTGAGGCATTCTCACTGAAATATTGAGCCCTTGACTGATAACCTGATCAGCTAATGTAGCTGCACTGATTTCTGGGTACAAGACATTCAGTATTTGCAAGAGTCCATCTTCATTGGCGACAACAGTATCGCACCCACCAATTGGATAGAACTTAAGCAGGAAACGAACCAACGAATTTCTCGAAAGCTTGTCTCCAGCCTGAGCACCCAGATCCGTCTGCTTAATTACCGGTGCTGCATTATTATTCCCGTCACCGTCTTTGATAACAGTGAGGATTTCAGCAACCTTATTGTTTGCGGCTTCTGTTCCAATTCTGTTTATGAGTATCTGGAACAAATCTATTGTCATTCTTCTGAAAGCCTCATAGGAAATACCAACTGCTCTACCATATTTGTACAGCTTAATTGCTGTAGCACCAATCTTAAGAGTAGCTTTTGGCAGGTCAGCGGCTTCTGTTACCCTTCTCATTTCAGCAGCTTTCTTGTTCTTAGGATCGTCAAGATCAAGATAAGGTGCCTCGTAAACCCCACCGTTTATACCTGTCCTTTTTGCAACAAGATATTGATAAAGCGGGAATTCAGTCATGGACTGAACTAGTGTTCTTGCAACATATTCAGGGAACAGGTATTTATTTTCTTCTGTTCTGAAAAAGGCATCAACCTGAGATGCAAAAATATTTCTTTCCAGTATACTCTGCGTAATTATTCCTGCTTCTTTGAGAAGTCTTTCAAAAGCGTCAAGCTTGCTTCCTTCGGGGGAAGGATCAAGCGTCTCTAAATACATAGAAAGTGTCATATTCTGTTCATGAGCTTTTCTATAGATGTCTCCTGTTAATTGAGATAATACAAACGGCATAATCTTCACTCCTTCCTAAAATTCTTCCGAAATTAACCTAAAAATACAGTTGCAACGCCTTCGTCTTCATCAACTTCGACAACTACAGGTGCGCGCAATTTCGCTGTTTCGGCGCTGTCCTTAATCTTGCCAGTGCCGTCAACTGCTGCAATCTTGCCTACAGTGGGAGCAGTTTCACCAATAGGCACATCAGTCCTGAAACCCCTGAATTGAACCGTGCAGTGTCCGTCATTTTCATAAGCGTCTATAAAACCGAATACGGTATCACCGTCATTCCCCAAATCAACTGTTGCCGCACCGGTGATCACAACAGGTAAACCAACAACTGCATCACGATTGGCTGCTGCAACCAAAGCCTTAATTCCATCACCAGCCTTGAAAGTGGCAGCCTGAAAACCGATATCTTCAAATGAAATTCCGCCTCTCGGCATATTCAACACTTCCTTTCCTAAAAATTGACATAAAAATAACCGCCTATTGAGCGGTTTCAATTTTGTTTAATTGCATATTTAAGCATTTAATTGAATATGTCGCATTTACTTGCCAACCTTGAATGCTACATCGGGGAGTGATACTGACTGTTTCTGTCCAGCTGCCGGATCGGTCTTTCTGCCTGCCGGAATGGCGTCCTTAGCTTGCTTTTCCCATGTCTGCATGATAGCCTTAATATCTTTGCTCGCCATAGATGCAAATGTCTTTTCATATGTTTCCTTCGGGAAGTCGTTACCCATAGCACGAACGCCCATAGCGAGAGCCTCGTTAATAAGCTGTTTGCGGTATTCCTGTCCTTCTTTCGCAAGGCTTAATATCTCGTCAGCTTTCAATTCTGCGCCCAGTGCTTCTTTAGCCTGCTCTTGTGTCATGTAAGCTTCAGTATTATCTTCTTTCAGCTCTACCTGTGAAGTATTGCTCCACTTTTCAGCCAGATTACTCAAAGCATCCTCAGGTTTGGTTTCGCCTTCCTTATACTCAACGCCAAATGCCTCAAACATCTTCAAAACCTTTTCATTCATAGCGTTTTCACCACCTTTCGCATCCTTTTGAATTTCTTCTTTTCTTAAATCAGCACCAACAGAAAATACTTTCTTTCGGTCTGATTTCTTAACCATTGTCACGATGTCGCCGTTGTGATAATAACCATGAAACAACGTTCCTTCCGGCAATTCCTCTTTGTCCTGAATAACCGTAAAATTACCTGTCGGGGTTTCTATGATGTCGCCATGTTTTGCCTGTGTTACAGCAGCACCCGGATAAGCACCATCCCATACAATGCTTTCCTCATAAAGAGCATTGTTGTTGTATGGAATTATCACTGATGGCGGCATTGCTGTCACGGTACAAACCTTTTTTGAACCGTCTGCAAGCTCATAAGTTACCCCTCGAACATGGCTGCAATCCCGACTGTAATAATTCATACCGCAAATAGAACAGGTCATTACATCGGTTCCCCAGCCTATGGAGGTATCAGATAATACGCCAGTCTCAATCTTCTTAATAAGAGCATTTGCAGACACACCATCCACAACTTCATCATCGCGAACTATGTATTTTGTCAAATACAACGCGACAGTTTCGCCATCTTGTGAGCTTTTCTCAACAGTACCTTCAAAAACCTTACCGTAAGGAACCGCCTGAATACCGCCCCAATTGCTCCAATTGTGATTCAACATGAAAGATACACCTTTTTTGGCATCATCAGCCATAACCTTGAGTATCTCGGGGCTTAACTTCATGTATCTGCCGGGGATCATCAAGTCGCCTGCAGACTTTCCGGAGAAAACAAAAACTTCGTCTGCCGACAAGGTTCGCTTTGCTAATTTATTTATTTTGGCTAACTGTTCTTCCGTTGGAACACCAAAGTTAGGCATTTAATCACCTTCTTCCCATAATGAATTTTTGTTCCTCAAGGTACTCCTGAATTTCAGGTATGAATTCCTCTTTTTCCTCATCACAGAAGCCCTCAAGAATACAACCCTTGCATTCAGACTTATCAATCTTCGTTGCCTTCTTCTTCAATTTGTAAGCTTTTCCACGGATGTTTGTTAGTATTGACATCACGATCACCCCCAGATGTGAAGGTAACTCTTGCACTTTCAATGGGTGAGCCAACAGCTCTTTCAACGCCAATAACTTCCTGAGCTGCCATATCACCGTCAATCCAACCCATCAATTGAGCTATGGCGTAAAATTGCTCTTTCATCAGTGCTACAGTGTGTCTATCTTGTTCGCTTTGCCAATTTACAACGTTGTGAGTAAATACCGGGATTGCCTGAATTCCACGAACTCTTAACCATAAACGTGCGATTTCTTCAACTAATCGTTTAGAGCCGCGTTGACAAGATTTAATTGCTTGTGTCATAATCAAAAACTCTACCGTTGACCATGTCTCAGTTTTGCCAGTTGACCTGTTTACAAAAGTTCCCATCTGCTTTAAGCCATTAAGAACCTGAACATCAACAAGCTCATTAATCGCTCTGACATCAAGGCCTCGGGTATTTGTATTTTGAGTTCCGGGATTTCTTTTGACATCATCGAAATGGATAATGTCCGAGTCAGGTTCCAGGCTCTTAAGCATTCTGACAATGTTGCTGTGTTGCTCCCATAGCCATTCATTAAGTTTTTGGGGATCATTTTTGATGTGTTGTGGACAATACTGTAACATTCGTTCAACGTTTATTTCATAATCATCTCTTGGCCATCCCTGATGGTGTAACACTTTTTGCAAATCCTGCAAAATCTGCATTTGAAAATCAACAGCTTGCAGAACAGGCGTTAAGTGCAATGTTCCTCTTGGATCGCCTATATCAGGATCGGAAGGCACCCAAAAGAAGTTTGCATTTTTTCTGTCAAGGTAAACCTTTTTTAAATTATTATATTGGTAAGGAACAAATTTTTGTCGGCCATCGACTTCTTTTAATTCCCATTCGATTGTTTGCGGTTTTACAGGGTAAACATCTACAATATCTGTTCTGTCCTCATTTACTTCAACCTCGCAAGCCATTGCACCCAATAAAAAAGAGCTGTAATGGAATTGGTCTATCAATCCGTCCAGCCCTGCATTACTGATTTCATTTATTCGTGCCGCAAAGTCTCTCCATTCATTCTCAAGTTCTGTTATTTTTGTCTTTCGTTCTCGGTCACCTACCGGATAAAAATGAATTTCGTTGCCTTGATTAGCAAGCCTTACGAAGTTCCAAACCGCCATTGAAACATCAGGATTAACCCGTTTTAAAAATTCTATGGCCGCAACTTCATCCGGTATTCTTCTCAGTGTCCTTAAAATGTCTGAAGTTCTTGAACGGTGAGGGGAGAGAACGGTTGAGTAACCGTTACCTATCATTGTCTGCCTACCTGTTGGTATTTTAGGAGCATCTCTTGACTTCTTTGCAAAAATATCTTTAAAGAAAGCCATTAAATCACCTTCATTCTGTGAGTTTTTCTAATTGCTCTAAAAGCTGGGCTTTTACCAAGTTGACTACTTTATCTGTATGAGTTATAAGGTCAGTCAAAAAGCGTATATCGGACTTATCAACCTCAATTTCACCTTCATTTATCAAATTAACAGCCCAAGCAATCATCTTTGCCGGTGCTCCAACTGTTGACATTGCCAATACATTTGCCAGGACTTCACTAAGTTTATCCTGTAAGGGTTCACCGTGAAGATCGATAACATTCTTATCAAGGTTGAGCTTCATTATCTAACGCCTCCTTGCTCCTAATCTTGTTTGCCTCCAAATTCGTAATGTATATATGGGGGGGAGCGGCACACGTAGGACAACGGGCGGAGGCGGACCCGTTATGTATACATCCCCGTTATTCATGCCGCTCTTTGGTATATGAAAGGCATAAGCCTGTCATATCAATAGCCTTTTGATATTCCTGAAATAATACCCATCCATGGTAATGTTTCAGTCGGTCTCTGGAAGTCAGCAAAGGCAAAATATAGGGCACTGACTATATCGTCGTGCCCACCATCCGTAGCATTTCGGTATTGCGTTGATCGACCATCTCTACTGATTGAAATATAATCTTTTAATTGGTTTTCAACTTCACGGCTGTATGGTATTTGACACCATCCCTGTTCAACAATAATCGCCAAATTTTCAACCAATTTTGCTTTGTTGCTTCCCTGTTCGTTGATTGGATTGTTAGGTATGCCGCGTTTGGTAAGCTGGGCACCGACAGCTTCACCAATACCGGTTTGTCCGAAATCAACAACGGCATTGTTATATAGTTTAGAATAGTGAGCAAGCCTATCCCATTGTGCTTCCCAATCAAGTCTTGCCATGAGGTCAATCTTAACAACTCTACCTTTACTATTTCTGATTACGCAAGGTCTTTGGTCACCCTTATGAGCCGGGTCATAACCAATCCTGTATGTCTCGAATGGTTCGACTTTTTCCCATTCTTCCCAGAACTTTTTGATTTCTTCTTCATCTTTGCTTGGTGGGGTTACTAAAACCCTTTGATAGTTAGGGAAAACCGCATTAACCGATGCAATTTCCTCGGCAAGGTAGTCCTGACGATACCTTTCATCTGTCATGGACATCCTAATTGACTGCTCAAAAGTTATATCATTACCAAGCCAGTCTTTGCCGACTATTTTGTAGCGTTTAGCGGCCATGTACGGATTGTCCCATGTTGTAAACCTAAAGGTCTCATATTCCGGCGAATATGTTGAACTGTCTTTTTCACCCATCTTGAGAAGTTTGCTAAAATACGTTATCCCTTTTGGTGAACCATTCAATACCGCTATACCACCAGTCCCGTTCGGCCCGCGTCCTGGGGAATCAAGTCTTTGCCTTACATTAGCCCAAACAACGTCCAAATCCTTGATTCTTGCCGCCTCGGTAATGGTTGCAATATCGAGTCCAACACCGACCAAAGCTTCAGGGTCATCGGCAGAATGAACTTCAATAACCCCACCATTAATTGTTTCAACCGTTAAATCTGCTAATGAGATATTTACAACTAAATCTGCCGGTAATAATTTTCTTAAATCACGCCAGTTCTGACGCGCCAGCCTCATTGTCGGAGCTATTATCCACCAAAGGACAGGTGGGTTAATATCAATCGGACGTTCCTCGTTAAGCATTTCAAGGAACTTCATTACACCTTCTGCAATTGCGCATAAATCTTTTCCGAAGCGATTGCCACAATTGTGCGTAACAATATTTGATACCAAAAAAGTTTCATCATCTGTTGAAATGTTGTAAACTTTCCCACTATAAGTTCTCTTTTCAACTGAGAGCAAGGGAACATATATAGCATCATCAGTCTTAAACGAAAATTCACGAATATGTTTATGTCTATCAGAATATTCAAGCTCTTTTAGTAGTTCGCAATCGCTACATACAACCATATAGAATGGATTATCATTATTTATTTCACGATCTCGTATTTTAGACTTTTTACGTACATTCTCATGAATATAAGCCGAATAACCAAGTCTTGCAAATAAGAGTTGAAGTTGTAAAGCAAGCTTTTTACTTGCCGTTTTACAGTAAATTCTATACTCTTTATCATCAAAATGTCCGTCACCATCACAATAGCCTTTAAGGAAATTAAGTATTATTTCCCTATCCTTATGAAGAAGTATATCCTGAGGAATTTGCTTGCTGTTTGCAATAGTATCAAATTGTGAAGCGAACAACTCCGCTAATGCAGTAGAACAAATAACTATTCTTGTGGTATGGTCGCATTCTCTTGTGTTAACATAAGCATGGTATCCCATATTCTTATAGCTTTTTATTACTTTTTCTATAAGTTCCGTTTCATGAGATCCTAAATTGTATGTGACATAGCTTTTGCCTACATTACCTTCAGCAAGATATAGTCCAAGTAACCATGCAGTTTCTGCGTTAATAGGGAAATGTGGCTTATAGTGCTTTTTACAACATTTCAACTCTCTTAGAACCCACTTCTTGATACTTATAGTTCCTTTGAGTTTTGGTATCTTTAAACACCACTTCACATAATTAGTTTGTTCGTTCAGATATTTTTCAACGTCACAAGCCTTAACCCAAATAGATTTTTCTATTTCCCAAATAGTTTTTTTAGTGCGTCTACCTTTTTTAAAGGCTTCATAGTTATCATTTCTTACTATTTTTGTTAACAATATAGGATGTTCGTCTGTAACCTCAAATGGCAAAATATAACGGGCATTTATTTTGTATAGATGCCCGTTATAATCTCTTTCTATCGTTTTGTAAACTCTATTCAGTTTTGCATTGTTTCCAAAAACATATTCCCCTTCTCGAATTTCCTCAATCGGTTTGTTAGCTCCGAGTATAATTTCGCCTGGTGGCAAACAGCACAAAAGCTTAAATCTCGCCTTACTGTCATGTATTTTTTGTTGCGCCGGATGCGGTTCATAGGGAATAATAACCTTTTTTTCGCCTCTTGCAATTGCCATTCGGCAGGCACCGCAAGTTTTTTGATTGTTATATCTATTTTGAGAAGGAACCCGAACCTTTTTAAATGGCTTTCCGCATATTTCGCATATCCCAATTGCATCCGCAGATGAATGCTTTATGTAATTTTTATTTAACCGTTCAATTCTGCTTAGAGAACCTTCCTTTCGTGGCATGTCACCACCCACCCATAGAAAAAGCACTCCATAGAGTACTTTTGTCAATTTATATGGCCTGCGGTATTGCGCTTATACTTAAGCTTGCAGGAACTGTTCAATATTGATTACAATTCTTTGATTGAAATTCCATGTTTCTTTGCATACTCATATTCCATATTGCAACCTCGGCTATTCTGCCAGCCGGGGCAAAGCCAGAGTTCGTCAGAACGACGTAACATCTCAATGCAATCTTTCATGCCTTCTTCATAAGTTTTCTTGAAATAAAAAAAGCCCGTCGCATGAAGCGGGCTGTAGAATGTATAGTCAGGATATTGTTCAATGAGTTTCAGGATTATCTTTTCAACTTTCTGGACGTTTTCAGGTTTGCCTAAGAAAGGATGAGCTACATAGATAACCTTTCTCATTGCGAATCCTCTACCTTTGAGAGTTGGCTAATTAATTTATCTATGTACCATTTGGCTTTCTTCAAATCTTCAACACCGTTTTTGTTTTTAAATCTTGCCAAATATTTAATGGCATTGCCTAAGCAATATCCTGCAAATGGCGTCAAATCCATACTGTTTACTATGCTTTCTATGATGTCAATAACTTCAAATTTCCCTGCTGTATAATGCGGTGGATGATTAACTACATCACTCATAGCATCGCCTCCAAAACTATCAATAATCATGTTCTAATGGTTTGTATAGCGGTATGAACTCACCTATACATCTGCTAATGGTCCCATCCTCAGTTACATGAACGCTTATAATCCAACCGCCTATATTTGCAGCTATCCTTTTTCCGCGCATCCATGGCGTTTGCGCTTGTGTTGTACCGCATTCAAACGCATGAACATTGCGGTAAATCATATAAAATGCTTTATGATGATGACCATTAAGAAGGATATTCGGCTTTTCACCGCCTGACATGGCATCTATTGTTTTCTGTGGTGCATAACTTAATGCATAAGCGGCTCCATCAAGAGGATGATTAAGCTCTATGACACAATTAGGCGTAATATATATTTTTGCGTTGCTTAGTCCCAAATAAATCATATCCGGTCTCTTATCTGCTATTTTCCGTCCGATATCGATACCGCCGTTTTTAATATGTGTATGGTCATGGTTCCCGGTTATGAATTTTGTAATAATATTTTTTCTTTTGGGATAGACTTCAATAACATAATCACTTTGATCATCAGCGCCATATTTGAATATTTCATGCTCATGCCCTGATCGCATTTTAAATCCTTCGGTTATATCTCCAGAGTGATATACCGTTGTTATTCCTTCATGTTCAAAAATATCATAAAGATGATTTAAAAAGGTTAATTGCTGCCACTTAGAGCATAAATGCGTATCTGATACTACTCCAAAACGGATTATTTTGTCTCCTTTCCAGCTTTCTTTATATTCTACATCTTTAGGAATAACATCTTTGCATATCTTAATTGTTCCATTAATTTCTGAAATGATATAGCCTAAGTCCTTAATGTCATCAATAACCGCTCTAATAACTCTTTCGCTTGTTTTATATTTATCTGATAGAGCCTTGACGGTAGTTTCTTTTTGCAAATCTTTTAAAACCTGCTCTTGCAAATTAATTTCTTGCGGTTTCCCAAAAATTTCGCCTTTTTTCTTAGCCCTTAAGAATCTTGCTTCAACTGTTTTGATCGATAATCCGTATTTTTTTGCTATTTGTCTATAACCATAAACACCAGGCTTATACAGCTTTTTAGCTTCTTCAAACCAATCATTCATCTACACACCACCTTCCGATGGTTTAAAACGCCTGACCCCACCCACTGTCACACACGGTGTTTTCAACCCTATGCCATATGGCATCAACCTTAATACCGGTGAGGTAATCCTCATTCAGGGATACCGGTTAATCCCGCTCGGTTTAGTCGGTCCGGCAACCGTAGAAATATATGTTTGGCTGCCTGCCGAGGACTTGAACCTCAACTTTGAGATCCAAAGTCTCATGTGCTAACCATTTACACCAGCAGGCAATAAAAAAGCACCTCATAACGAGGTGCCGCCCGCAATGCGAGCCCCAAAATTCTATACCAAAGTCGCTAATACTACGAACGACTTCTCCGCTCTTCCTACACATGGCAGGTGAGCTCTTATTCACTCGGGCAGTAAATTATTTCGCTACTTAGTATCTCATTCAGTTTGTTAAGTAACATGCTTTTCTGCCTCCTGTTGAATGTATATTCAAGATAGCAGCCGCCACCATAATCTAAATGTAAAGTAAATTTTGAGCCCGCTGATTTTGACAACATATCCATAAGTTCAGTAATCCTGTTTGCTGGTATTTCTCTAAACCATGCACCTTTTCCAAAGCGATCTGAAATTATGGAGATCGTATGAAGTCTCTTTTTTTCGGGCCATTTATCGCTATAGATATATTGTTTAAATACATCAACTGAACCAATCCAATAATCTTTGAAATGCTGTATATATGCTTTAAAAATAGTCTTTACTCTTTTTGTATGTTTCAACATAATATTCACGCTCCAAAAACATATTCTTTCCAGTGTTCTTTTACAAACCCTCTTATACCTTCACCGGGATTGTATTCCGGATAAACTTTCAAGAATTCAGCTTCGCAATCTTCCAGTGTTTCCCCCTTGATTATGCCTTTCTTAATGAGATACAGCAGGCATAGGGAAGGGGAACGGGAAAAACCTTCGTTGCAGTGGACCAAAACCTTGTATCCTTCATTCAGTTTTTGTTCTATGTACTCAAGTGCCTTATCAATCATTGGTTTTGCAAAGAATTCAGGCTTAGGGGCATCAATCATGTTTAAAGCAAGCCTATTAGGTGACCATTCGATCCAATAATAATACGGCGAATCTTTAGGACAACCTCTTCCAGTATATCCTACATAAAGCCTATGATATGGTTCTTTACATGCGTGTATAACAGCCATTTCACGAGCCATCGGATTACACATAAAATCTTTTTCATTTCCGCAAAACAGATTATTATATACTTCTCTCATAAAACCGCCTCCTGAAATTTAATAATACGGAGCAGGCAGGATACTAATGCCGTTGATAACGATTCACCTGCCCGGTTAACGGCCCCATGCTCCGAATAAATCCAATTTGTATATTTTGATTATGAAATGTAGTATTTTCAAAGATTTTTAAGAAGATTGTTAACAATTTGACGATCGATCCATATATAATTATTTTTATATATTTAGTTATTTAGTAATTAAGATATATTAAATATATATACTATAATTATATATATAATATATTTCTTTATATTTCTTATATATGTGTTATACTTGCTGTTCATTTGTTGTTCATTCTGCTGTTCATCAATACCATTCAAAGTATTGATAATGCTGGCTTGCAACCTGCTCATTTTGATGTTACATTTTGTGTTCAACTTGCTGTTCATTTGTTGTTATGCATTATCCGTCAAACACTTGACAATACTGGATTGTAGCTGTTCATAGCATTGCTCATTTTCTTGCTCATTTTGGTGATATTTTGATGTTATTTTTGTTTTGTTGTTCATTTTGTTGTTCACACATATCTATAAAATACTTAATATTGCTATATTACAGCTGTTAATTTTGTTGTTCATTTTATTCGTTGTTTGGAACCTCAACTGAAATTGCTGCTTGCTCACCGGATGGTGTTCGGAAGGCTGCATTTATCTTAATGCGTTTTCTCTTGCCAAGCTCATCTTGCATCGAAGGTGTCATTAAGTTTTTAAGCGTATTAGCCATTTTGTCCATTGCCTCTGCTAAAAATTTTAGGTCCATAGGTGTTAAGTCTTCTTTGCTTACAATTTTTGTGATTGTTTCCGCATTTAATGCTTTTTCGGCAACAACATTAATACCATCTATCAATTTTTGTGCCGCATCCATTTTTTTGTTATCAACAATTAATTCCACTTGCCTGCGCTTTACTTCCAGAACCTCTTTATTAAGGGTCGCAAGGCTTTCAACCTGCTCTATAAGCTCCGCTTTCTGTTCAGCTTCTTCATTCGGAGCAATAGGCATAATTTCTTGAGGGACATCGGTTAAAAGGGGGTTGTACGGAAGTAAATCGCTCTTCTTATTCTTGCTTGCCATCATTATCACCATCTAACAAGATATGTTTGCGACGTTCAACAAACTCCCGGACAGCCACTGCAAACATATCCCTGTAATAAACCTTAATCTCAGACATAGAATTTGCCTTATCTACAATAGCCTTGAATTCATCGTATAATTTATTATCCAAATGAAGGCGTATCTCAGCGCAATTTTTATATTTTGGCGGCCTTCCAGGGCTTACTTTGGGTGGTTCACCATGTTTTTTCCAGTATTCGTAATGGCTTCTAAGGATACCGTATTGCTTACGTACACCGCCTTTGACGTACTTCTAAAACTCTCTGAATAGATGTCCTATCGGTTTTAATGCCTGAATTGAAGCAATACCTTTTAGTCCTTCAGCCGTGGCACCTTTTGCTGTGCCTTCTGGAATACCTTCCATTTTACAAACATCAAAGAAATTAATATAATTCTTTGGTATTGCCACTTTTACCGCCTCCTTTTGTGTTTTTCTACTTCTTAACCTCCTTTTTCGGTGCCCAGCGTGTGTTTTTGAACATTTCATAAAGCGTTTTGTTAATCCACCTTCCCTTATACTGGATATATGGGTTAAAGAAGTATTTTACCCTGTGATTTGTGATGTTTTGGGCTATAATTCCCCGGTCTATAAGTGTTTTTATGGCGTTTTCGGCTGTCTTTTCGGTTATATCAAGCACTTTTGCAATGTTTTCTTTAGTCACCGACAGGTTATTCTTGAATGCAACCAGGCCACTTTTGTAATGGGTATTGGAGATCATGAGCAAAACTACCCGGTATTCGGTTGCTGTAAGCTTTTCATCAGCCAGCTGCTTGGCGGCATATTCACTTAACAAAGAAAATCTTTTGTCCTGACCGAAGTTATAAACCTTTTCTTCCTCAATTTCTTCCTTGTTTTTCTGAAAATATTCAGCATTAGCCTTTCTGACTACCTTAACTCTGTCGCCTTCATATAGCTCTTGTTTGATCTCACCTGTGTTTGCATCTACAACATAACCTACAGTACCCATGCGATCACCTGAAAGAAAATTTTTTCCGAAGGAAATTGAGGATTAATAAGGCTGAAAGCCTTGAAATAACTGAATTTTTTATTAGATCACTCGAAATTTCGCCCTTTTATTAAATGTAATGAACCAAATTATAAAATTTTAACGAGAAAAGTTATGTATGAGTTGTAACGTACCGTAAAGACAAAAAAATAAATAAAAAAAACATCGGAAGTAAATTCCGATGTATCATATCTATTACCTCAATTATAAAAATAACACCCTCTTGACATTTTGTAAACCCGCAAAAAGTAACATAAGGTAACATCAAGTAACCAATTTTGCAAAGTTACCATATAATCTCTCAACTGATTTGACATGATAGTTAAGTTTTGACGCTACATCAGCCCACGTCCTGCGGCCACAACGCCAGAATTTATGCTCGATTATATCCCTTTGAGTCGGTGTCGCTTTATTAAGTGCCTCTCGAATAGCCATCTTCGCCTTCATTGTCTCTTCAAGCTCTGCTTTGCATGAATCATATGTAGCTTTCAATGTCGGAACCATTGAAGTATAAACATCTATATCTGAATTTTCGTATTTTTCAATCTTTTCCTGTATATCCTTAAGTTCGTTTTCTAAGTTGTTAATTTTTTCATCAATCTTTGGGTAAAGTACGAGGTATTTTTCAAGCTGCTTTTTCTCCATTAAAACACCTCCCAATATCGATTTTAAGGGTTAAGTCAGAAAAGGTCAAGGATTTTAAGACAAATTTCGGGTGATCGGCGGGCTTAATGGAAGGGATTATTTTTGTGAGAGGTAACTCTCCCCGCCGCCGACAGGGGTCCCCCCGGGGGATGCCTGGCGACGAAACGGGATTCCTGGCACCGGCGGCGGCTGTTGCACGCGCAAAGCGGCTGCAATGGCTGCAATTGGCTTCTATAAAACATTTCAGGGATTCAGGCACACGCAAAAATAATACCGAAAATGCGGAAAATCGGTACTATATCGGCAGGTATGAGGGCAAAATATGCAATGTCATATCCGGCGACGGAACAACCAGGTAATGAAAAGACCAGGCGACCGGACCGGAAACCGGGCACCGGAATCCAGGACTTGGGCGCGGGATGAGGGCAGGGGCGCGAATGTCTACTAGTTTGGTAGACTTTATTTTGGCGCGCGGAAACTGAATGTTTATAATGATACCA